TGAAGCTAATTCCATTATCCCTAAGCATGTTCACAAGTTCTACATAGTCACAATCTATGGAGAACTTATGTTTCTTGAGCTCAAAATTAACCAACACTTGTGATGGAGAGGTACCCATCTGATTGGCTACATACGCCTTTGCGGCGCGAGCATTCCGTTCGGTCATGGAATACTTAAACGCGTGGCTATCGCCATCCACCAACGCCACTCCAGAGACTTCATACTCATTAACGACGCACTGAATACCTTTGTTGTTCTTCATGATTCCTCCAAAAAGTCGTCTCGTAAGGCCTCATTGCCTTACACCTCTATAATACCCATCTAACGACAATCTAGTCGCGAGATTTTTTCCGTCGCTGTGTACGCACATCATGCGCACATATTTCGAGCTCTGCTTGCCAACGCCTAAGCTCGCGCTTCTCACGGCGTATCATATGCACTAGATACGCGCTGTAAGCTCTCACAATGCCATATAACGAGCCTAGTAGTGCCATGCCTAGTACGACTAGGCACAGCCTCCTATCGTCCATCTACGGCGCACTCAAGCGCCTTGTCGCTATAGTCTAACAAACTACCGCGATACACGTACGTGGTTGAGTCGTATTCATATCTAGCGTTCGGACCTTGTGCTACAAGGTCGCGAATAATATGCACTGGCATGTATGGGCGTGGATTCCATCCACGTGCACGCTCTCCTAGATACCTGCATATTTGTTTGGTTGTCGTGTTACTTATATGCGTGGCGCCTGCACGAAGCCAGAAATGCAGCTCACAATCGATATATGCACTTATGCATATTTCTGTTTCATAGGAGTAAAAAATCTCATGCAATACTGGCTTTTCGTACGGATACACCCATGCTTTGCACCTGTGGAACTGATAAGAAAACATCATATCTTTATCACGTCCTGCCATTCGCTTGTATAGCCATTCTTATTTGATGCATCAGGCGTGACTTTCCAACACGCTTTTTCCTCGGCAATATCATTGCATATCCAACGGGCGAATATGCAACCGTCTACGCGCTGCTCAATTATTACGCGTAGCTTGCCAATGCGAAAAATCGCATGGCCTTCAATGCTTGAGCACCAATTTATTCGATAGCGCCTATCAGACGCGTAGTAGTTTAACCACGTCTCGTTGAGTTCATCCCAATCGATATCTTCCAATCGCTTGCCTATGCGCATAATCGTATAGGCAACCTGCAAAGGTGTATATTGACTAATTGTCACTTTTTGTTCCAATCTCTTGCGCTGGTAGGCATGCGTGCCTACCAGCTATAACGGGCTTACACAACTAGATGCTGCGCACAATCCAAACCCAAACGGGAACGGTTTCACGCACTTCAAGCACGACTGCCAAAGCGCTTTCGCTAACCTCGCGCTTTACCTCATGAACAAAGTCGATCAAGTCACCTGCGTATGCATAAAGATGAGCGTTGAACCTATACAGCTCATCGTCGTTCTTAATCAAAGCGTAACGCGTTGTGTTAAAGTCCTGCTCTTTGCAGGCATTCTCCAAACTAGAACGCAGCTCTTTGATATTGCACTCGTGGACGCAAGAACCATTTTCAAACGTAACGTCAAGCATACTCATGACAGCCTCCCTTGGCTTTGGCGTGGGACCTTTTCCCTCGCTCGATTACTAATATAGACATTTCGCCATGGGGCAAAGCGGTAATTTTCAAATTCATAATTTGCACACAAACCGGTCTAGAACAAACGTTCCACCAATCGAACAACCGCTCTACGTATGAAACCACAAACAATACACAATAATTTCCATAATATCTCCAAACAAAATACCACAAAATAAACACACCACAATCCAAACAAACTCTACAAAAACCACATACTGCCCTCCCTAGAACTATTGTTCTATCACCAAACACCCGTTCTAGCCACCCTAAAAAGTTAACCTTATCTAACACCGAAATGCCACTAAGTCGATCCCATTGATCACAATGCCACAAACGCCTCCACACAACATGCACACGCGCACGCGTGTACGCGCCGCCGGCATCGAAACCCTTCAGCCAAGTCGGCGAGCTCGCCCACACATCGAGCGCGTAAAATAAGTCTGACGTCAAAATGAGAAGTCGGACGTCTCGAAAACGAGATGAGACGTCCGACCAAATCAAAAATCTCAAAATCGCCGACCAAAAATCTGGTCCCGAGATTTCTACCTCAGCATCCTATTCACCAGTCGCTGAACGCTCAGGTACCTACCAGCCAGGATATACCTTCGCTCCTCTCCGTCTCCCATCTCGGCATTGACAACCGCCTCCGCCAAATTCCTGTCATCAGAGTACAGCAGCTGGTTAACGCAGTCCTGCACACCATCGTACCTGTCACCGAGTCGCTCGCGCCTCTCGTCACCGTTACCGTACTCGCCATCAATGACCTGCCTCGCGACGTGCCAGTCGTTATTATCCAATTCACGCGACGCGTCATCACCCGGCACGTCCCCAGCATCACAACATCCAGGGTCAGCATACTTATACCACGCCTCCCTGTCACCATAGAACACGTTGGCGTCAACGCTCATGCCTCCCATGTCCAGACAGTCCGTGAACTGCCATGCCGCAAGCTCCCAACCGCTCACGTTATACGGGCAACCTGGGTTCTCGGGAAAGTCGGTCATCCTGCGCGGGTATCCCGCCACCCACAGGCCGCAGTTCTCCGCGACAAAATCAGAGTACACGTTCCTGAGGTTGTAAGCGCTCGTGTACAGCCATGGCCACACTCCCGTGAGGTCATGATATTCGTCCATGAAGTTCCTCACGAACTCGGCTGACTGGCCAGTCTCCAGGTCGAGTACAGGAATACCCTTCTTGTCATAACCCCTCGTCTGCTCATGGAAGAACCTTGCCTCCGCGCGAGAGTCGTTCCGCCTCGCGAAGTGGTAGAATCCGAACGGTATGTCAAGACGGATGGCCTCCTGAACGAACCCGTCACAACTCTTGTCAACGAATCCTATACCCTCCGTCGCCTTCACTATGACGAACTCGGGCCTCGTGTCCTCGAGGGAGAAGCCGCGCTTCCAGTTGCTGATGTCAATTCCGTTCATCAAAGTGTGTACCTCCAGACAACACAGACGGACACTTACTGATATATCGCGTTATTCGCCACCACATAACGCGGATCGCTAACATTGTCAATTGTATACTCTGGCATTATGTTTCCCGTACATACAAATGATTGCACGTCTACCGGCACATGGTTATTGTTTGATATTTTCTTATTCAAAATGTTTCCGCTCCAGATGCAATATCCCCCGCCTCCCTTGCTCATGAAAATTGCCGTCACATCACCGATTATCCTGTTGTTGCAGAATATGAATTTCTTTATATCGACGCTAAAGTTAATAAGTATCTTGTCTGGGTGTGAACTTACGGAGATATCGTTTCCAGTCAACGTGTATTCGTTAGTGGCGACTTGCGTCAAGATGAGTGTAGAGCCTTCCGTCTCGTCTTTCAAGAAAGTTAACTTGATTATATTGTCCATTAGCCTAACGGTCGTCGCGTTCCTTATGAGGCTAGTATGTACCAGCTTCACTGTAATATCGTTGTTAGATAGTCGCACGTCATCTGCGCTGATTAGTCCGGTCTTAGAATACGCCCAATTTTCGCATGCATATGTGAGTTTGCACCTATCCATTACCAATGAGTTCGCATCCTGAACAAGGCGTGTGCTATCCAAGCTATAGTCTATGGTGCAATCATGGAGCTCAATGTTTTGGGTACCCCAAAAAACCGTGTTAAGGCCACTTTTGTAGATGGCGTCCCTAGACTGCTTGAATACACAATTATACATCCTCACCGTAGAACAAGAGATGGCAATGGCAAAGCCGTTATACTTCTTATACCATTCTGGGATACCGCCAATTGAATCCGCGATAACGTTATTCATCGTAACGTTCATACCACTCTGAGCATGCGAGCTATTCGTAACGAGCGAGAATGCGTTATTGTAAATGAAGCAGTTAGAGAGCATGACCTCTGTAACCAGATTCGGATTTGGTATGCTATCTGGCGCGTTAGTCTTCTCGAATATATAGTCCTGCACGTTCTGGCAGACACAATTTGTGATATCACAACTCCTTAGCAACGTACCCGAGACACATTCGTTTGCGATGTGGTCAAACTTACATTTATCGATGTTCATGTGCATATCATCATAGAAGCCAGCAACACCATCAATCAGCGTTGACGACAATCCCACTATCGCGTTTCTCGATATTGTGAGAGCAGGGTATGCGTACCCAATGTTTGAGAAATGACAATCGCATATGTTCACATAATGGGATGTGTGAGCAGAGAACGCATTCTGAGCAGCGTTGGTAAAGGAGCAACCCTCGATTGTCGCGTTCTCATATCCGATTATTCTGACTATGGATTGGTACGTGTTCTTGTCCTTCACATATGTCGCCTGACTTGCCATCTCAAACCTGATGTTTGAGATTCTCAGATTGGTGCTGAACTTACGGTTAGAATGAAAGTAAGCTATATCGCCATTAAACGAGATTGAGCTGTCATTTATCGCGTAGATCTTACCATCAGTCTTGCTATATATGTTGATAGAGTGCGGTGTGTATCCAGTCGATGGTCTTGGGTAGATATTCTTGGTGTACGCGTAAGTGTTTACTATGTTTATGTTCCTGTAGTTCATGCATGCGAGCAACGCGCTAGTATCGTCAGTAACACCGTCACCACGAGCACCGAACATCTCTGGCGTAACCTCGTTATACGCGTCAATGAAGCTTGCGTAATAGGACCCTACCTGAACGTCAGTCGTTGTGTCGGTGATAACGTAGTATGCACCGCCACCGTCGCTAGACTTATGGTATCCCAGCGTCCTGCAAAAATCACCTATCTGTAGATACTTTGCCTTCTGCATATCAGATACGGTAGAGAAGATGTTGAGCTTATCAGTGTAATTCTTTACCTCGCGCCTATACGCCTCGACCTGTGCGTTGTAGTTGCCAGTCGGCGCCCAGAAGCGCTCGTCGGTTATCTTGACACCTATCGGTACGGATTGTTTGCTCGTGTACGAGTTACCCTCATGTTGGACTATCGTCAACGGCTCGTACGTGCGCGTAGAGTTCCACTCGCTTGGTTCGGCGAATACAGGCACGTACCTAGAACCGATGTATTGCGTCACACTCATAATATCACCTTCCCGTTACTATAAAATACGCTATTGATACGTTGTCAACTTTGGCTGTGGTGACGTTCTCAACCCTCACTACCGCCTGAGTCGTGGTCACCTGCGATATGGAGCAAGCGAGCGTGTTCGTCTGGCACACGACCGAGCACACGAGCACTGGCACCGCCGTCTTTGGTGACGCATACGTTATCGTAACGTCGGTGTGTGATGACGCATTGACGGATATTGGCGTCGTGAGTCCATACTCGATTGACGGCAGGGAGTCAAGCCTGCTCAGCTGCGCCAGTATCGTCGTGTCAAGCTTAGTCGGTCCGACCGCACCGTCTTTGATATCCTCGGTCTTGACCGGGAACTTCCCCTCAAGCGCGGTGTCATTGGCCTTCCTCTCCGTCACCTCATTAGCTAAGTCTGACGTCAATTTCGTGTCCGCCGACTCGCGAGCCGTCTTCTCGTCTGCAAGGCCAGTCGTGAGTCGCTCGCTGTCAGACTTACGCGCGTTAACCTCATCGGTGAGGTCTGCTGTCAGCTTACCCTCCGCCGCCTCGGCACGTGCCTGTTCTGCCTCCACCTTGCCCTTAAACTCGTTGATTCCAGCTATTCGCTCGCTCGTCTCCTGCTCAAGATACTTTGTCAGGTCGCCGTTGAGGTAGTCCACCACGGCTACCTCGCCCTCGCGCATGGGCTGTTCCTTTGATATCCTCTTCAACGTCATGCTAGGCATCATATGTTCCCTTCAGCACGAGGTACTGGCTTGTCCAGGTTGGTGTACAGAGTGTCGAACGTGGAGTCCGTCCTCCTGGCGTTCACCTCCAGGTCCGCAATCAGCTTGGAAAGCTCAGGCGACTGGGACAGGCTGTAGGAGTACGTGTTATCTATTGAGTTGCCCTCCGCGTCGAAACGAAGCACGAGGCGCCCGTAGTCCGTCCTGCCACATACGGTGCCCGTGTCGAACGTTATCTCCCTCCACGAGTCCGGTACGTACGCCACGAAATAACCGTCATCGTTTAGTCCGAAGTAAACTTGCTTGACCGCTGCGCTCATTAGTTCGCGCATGTGTGTCTGAATCCACTCGTATATCTGCTCAATGTAGTACTTGAGCAGTCCGCCGTCTTTGAGACTTTGCAACTCGCGCTTTAGCTTTTCCACCTCCTCGTGAGTCACGTTTATGTTCCTGCCAAGCATGTTCGCATAGTTGACCAGCTTGTCGATCTCATAGCAGATGTGCTTTATGCGCTGCTCAGCTGAGTACACATCCCAGTAGAACTGGGGAAGCGTTGGCGTGAACGCAGTGAAACCGCAATATGGAACAATCCTCAGGTCACACGGACTGCCACATACTCGTGAGTCCTCACATGACATCGTCCACATCCTTCCTCAGGTCGAACAGCTTGGTTCCACCGAACTCGGGATACACCTTGCGAACGATCTCAAGCACGGAGGTAAGCTCCATCACGATGATGTAAAGACACACCACCTCCGTAGACGGTATGGTTATGTTGGCGCCAGACACGTGGGACAGGCCTACACCGAGGATGTACGATATTGCGATTATCAGGAACATGAGAATCTTGTGTCCCAATCCCTCGCGCATTATCGAGCTGTCAACGTCGTGCCTTATGAGCGCACCGACGAATCCCACCATCACGTCGGCAATCATCATCACACATGCAAGAAGTATGGCCCAAGTCTGCGAGTCTGTCAGCATCGGCCACTCGATTGAAGGTATCATTGGTTCCTCCCCTAGTAAGCGTTCACGTTCACAGTGAACAGACATGAGAACAGCGAGCTCATGTCATCAATTATCATCATGTCCACGTCGCTGTAGTCGCGGACCCTCTCGGCAGTCTCTATGAAGTCAGCTTGGTGAATGCGTTGGAACTCCCTGTCGTTTCCGCTCGACGCGTAGTCACCGTTATCGCCGCTCAGCTGGGTCTGCGGGAAGTCGCTGTATATCACGCGTCCCTTGTACCACTCGGACTCTCCGCCATAGAGTTCTGGCGTCTGCTCAAGAAGCTTGTAGAGCAGCACGTATTTCGGCATTATCTCCCTCATCTTGCGGATGAACTCGTGCTTCCACCTGCCAGGAGGCGTCAGCGCTATCTCACGGTACTTGTAATGGTCGAACAGCTTCCAGCGAAGCCTAACGTCCTGCTTATCGTCGAACTTGGGCCATTCCCAACCGGTGAAACTCGTGTCTAAAAACTTGGCATCGTACAGCTCCACCAGCGTTATCGAGACAACGGCGTGATAGTCCGGGTTAGTGCACTCAGCATCGTAATCGAACGCTCCTACTGGCCATGATATCACTTCCCCACCTCCTTTGCCTGCTTGATGTTGTGCGTTATGTTCCAGTTGTCCGACTCGTTGTCATGTCTGAGCACAACCTCGATAGGTTTCTCAAGATATGCGCCGAATCGTGTGTTCAGCTCTTTGGCGGCACGGCGCCTCTCGTTGAGCGAACTCATGAGCACGAGCGTAGACGGCTGCTTCTGTGCCTCTATCTCGTCCTCTGTCATGCGCTCCTGCTTTATCGTCGAGTTACGTATTCCAAGCATCGTGTAGACGCTGTTCCATACGTTCCTCTCGTCAAGCGCCAGCTCCTCGCCGATGAACTTTACGCCAGTTGACATGGCCTCGTACCTTATCGTGTCTATGTCATCGGTGCCTATTATGGCAGGTTCGCCGCCAGCAACCTGCTTGAACATGTTCACCATGTCCTGAGTCTTCTCCTGAGGTCCCTTCATTATGAACGGTATCTGTTGGTGCAGTCTGTTTATGTTGCGCGTCATGCGGACATGAGTCAGCTCGCTTGCGTACAGCATGATTCCGGTCATTATGGGGCGTCGAGTCTCGTTGTCGAAAATCACCACTCCCTGTTGTCTGTCGCACGAGTAGCGAGTTCCGTTCTGTCCTATCGCCAACCAACGGTTTGGTCTGTCGTACATGTTAGGTCTGCCCTGTGGCGCACATTGAAGCGACAGGAACGTACCTCTCATCTTGCTGGGATACGCTATCGACGCGCAACCCTGTAGCGCCAGTGTCATCTCCAGGTAGCGCTCGTCACACGTCGTGGGTAGGTTGAGCCAGCGAAAGCGAGATATCGCCATCTTGAGCATCATGTCGATATAGAAGTGATACGCCATGTCGTTGGTCGTGGCCGACTGCCATTGCATGAGGTTTCCCCTCTGGTCGAGGTTCCATGCCGTCGGCGCATCAGCGCCATACATATACTGATTAGAACCGCAACGCCTCTTACCGCCGCGTCTGCTCATGACGTTCCCCCAATCGCGTCCACATCCTCTATTATAGTAGGCCTGACGTCTCTTGACAACAGCCGGTCGTACAGCCTCGTCGAGGCCTCCAGCGCCTCCTTGTGCAGCTCGACCATGGAGTTCATCGCGACAAGGTTCGCCTGCTGCTGTACCCTCGATATCGAGTCGCGCCTTGCCAAGTCGCACTTGAAGTCGATTATGGACTGAATCTCCTCGTCGCTCATGCCTTGGTATGTGGTTAGCGACAAGAGCTCGCCTATGGAGCGAGGTTGAGTTACCTCCACTGGTGTATCCTCAGTTGTCATACACGCTCACCTTACCTATCTTGTCGGGGTCACGCCATACCGTGACTCCCCTCCTCAGTATGTCACCTATCGCGTCACCAACCGCGGAGCCTGCCACGTCCCTTACGTCAACCCACACGTCGGTCGCCTTCCAGTACGTGAAGTTGCGCATGAGATTCAGCGAGTCCACCTTCCACGCCTGGTTGAGCGCGTACCCGTATCGCGCGAACTGTGAGGCTGTCTGCGCTATCGCCGAATCGCTCTGCGTGCGCAGCCTGAACTGCAAGCCAGTCATGCCGTGATACCACATCGACGCGTTACCGCTAACCTCAGTCAGTTGTACGGGCGACTTCCTGCGCGCGTCACGCTGAGCTGTCATTGCCGCGCTCCTGACGTTCTCCAGTCGCTCCTTAGCGTTTATCACACCAATCTCACGCGTTCTCGCCGTATTGGCGTTGCTCGTCACGTGCACGTCCCTGGCATTGGCTATCGCAGTGTCGCGAGTCCTGTTCGCGTTGGTGTCGGCAGTCTCGCGCGTCCTCGTCGCGTTCTGGGATACCGTTGCGTGCGTCCTGTCCGCGTTGCCAACCGACGTGTCACGCTCACGCCCTGCGTTCGCGACTGACGTGTCGCGTGTCCTGTTCGCGTTTGATATCGCGGTGTCCATGGCTCGCTTGGCATTTCCTGACTGCGTGCGCCTCACGTTCTCTGAGTTAGTGCGAGCAGTTGAGCTGTCGTTGTCCCTCTGATGTCCTAGCGTCTCGTTGTTTATGTCACACTGCCTCAGACGGTTATCGTTCGTATGCGTAGTTACCTTCATGGAGGTCGAGTACGCATTTTGTGAGGCTGAGTTGTTCTTGGCTACCGTCGCGTCAGTGACCGCCTGGTTGGCCTGGGTTATTATCGTCGCGTTGTTGACTGACGTGCATGCGTCAATGCCTCCGGTCACGGCGCCCACGACCGTACCTGCCGCCGCCCCTATGCCACCTATGGCAGGATTGCCACCACCCATCATGGCGCCCGACATGGCTCCCCTCATGGCTGACGTGGCAACCGTCGATATCGCGCTGTTAGATGTGGTTGCGACTGACGTCTGATTCTGTATGGCAGTGGTTGACATCATGAGGGAGTTGCTCAGGGAGTTCTCGGTCAGCGCATGCTGGCTTCCGTCAAACGTGACCTGGGTCGATGACTTGTTGTTCTCGCGAGCGCATAGTAGGCTGCTGGCTATCGTGAGGTCTATGTTATCAGACGCGCACTTGACTGAGTTGTCCGCGTTCGTCTTCATTGTTACAGTCGAGTTCTGCGCGTTCTTGTTGGTCGTGGTGGCTCCGTCCGCCGCGTTGTCGCGATTCGTGCCCGCCATGGCCTGCGCGTTCGTGTTGTACGTGTCGGCGCTGTTGACCGCGTTCGAGTTCGCGGTGTTGGCGCTGTCCTGCGCGTTCCTGTTTGACGTGTCATTGTCAGCGAGAGAGTTTGCGTTCACCGAGTTAGCCTGCCTGACGGAGTTTCCCTGCGCCGTGTCGGCGCTCGCCCTGTCGTTCACGTAACCTAGGTTAGCCGTGCGTACCGTCGTGTGATAGTCCACGAGCGCCTTCCTGCGGGCTTGGTCGATGGACGTTCCGTACGTGTCGAGGAACCACGCCGTCTCAGCGTCCATGTAGAGCGCGAACGTCGGTATGTCATACTCGAACGTCAGCTTGCCCCAGTCACCGTTAGTCACGTAGCGGTCCCACTCGTCGTTGTTGAGTGACTTCCACTTGTAGCTCTGTGCGCCCAATCCTCCTATTCCAGTCAGGAGGACACGGAAGTCAAGCGCCGGAAACGCGACGGACGTCAGCATTCGCATTCCGATTACGCCAGTGTCCTCTATCCTCACCTCTGCCATCTTCCCGTCGTTGTCTGACACTTCGATACGCGAGTATGGGTAGGTATAGAGCTTCGCGAACCTGCGCTCGTGCTCATCGAAGTGGAACATGTCACTCGTGAGCCTGTACTCGTCAAGCTTGCGCTCGACGCCCGTGCATCGCCACAACTTGTGACCCAGCACACTCAGCTCGATACCCAATGTAAGCATCGACTCATCGACTACGAATATCGCCTTTATTGTGCGCAGGAACGCAGGCGACTTCTTGCGCACGTCAGCCAGGAACTCGTTGTCGCTCGCCGGTATCGCGTACACATCCAGTCCGGTAGGTACCCTCGATGTTGACCTGTTTCCCATCGCCACAGGTGCAGTCAACTTGCCATAGTCGCTTCCGTTGCCGTACCCATATCCATTGACCCGCAACTGATAGCCGAACCAGTCCCCTGTGTCCTCGTACGTTGGGGCGCCCCATGTCATGCCCTCTCCGACGGTTCCCATAGAGTTGTTCTGAATCTGCCAGTATCCGCACGTCGATGCTATGCAAACATACTTGGTGCCAGTTCCGAACGGTATGAATTTTGAGCTTCTCGTTACGTCCCTGTCATCATATGTCACGTCAGGCGCGAGCAGGTAGCGATTGTTTGCTATCGGGTTCTTTAGGTACGTGTCAACGTCAGTCACGCTGACTGGCGCATGTCCTCGTTCCAGCATCATGTACTCGATTGAGGTAGTCCCTATGAACTGAGTCCAGATGTCAAGCTCGACGTGGACTATCGTAGTGTTCGGAGCTGAGTATGTTACGTTGTCAACGAAGAGGTACCACCTGCGCACACCTCCCGCTACCTCATACTGAATCATCTCGTCACTCGACGTGGCTATCGGTATGTCAACGTACATGTAGTTATACATGACCGCCACGTCATATGGAACTGGTAGCTTCACTGTCCCGTCTGGCACCACGCGGGCGTTACTCTTGAGCGTAAGCGTGTGTGTACCTGTTATATTGTCGAACCACGAGTCACGCGCCTTGTCATCCTCGAACCTCACGACGTTGGCGTAGTCGTTGTCCCACAGGACGTTCACGAGATGTACCCTCGTGTCAGGCACCCATCTCGTGTAGTCGAACGTGTTCTTGAGCGCATACGGAGAGGCCGTCTCCATATGTGGGAACTTGGTGTCATCCAGTCTTGAGAAGTCCATGTCACCTCCTTATAATTACGGGAGGCGCGAGCGTGGTAGACTCACTCGCGCCTCCCTGCCAGTGTGGTGGTCGTTCCTAAGGCTTCGTGACTGTTGCCTTCACCGTGTCGGTGTACTCTGTCGTGTCACCAGACGGGTTGACGTAGGTGGACGTGGTCTTCACTGTTATCACGTCGCCATACTCCAGACTACGTGACACGTGCAGTACGCCGTACTCGTCAACGCGAGTTGCGGGCGAGTTGACTGCGGTCGTGTTGCCTCCTGCCGTGCGCGTCACCGACACGTCATACGTGGCGGCGTTTGGTGCCACAGTGATTCCGTCAACGTTAGCGGGTGCGAGTGTGCCGGTTAGCTTGACCGTAATTCCCACCTTGTCTCCCTTGTCGGGAGTCGCGTTCTCTATGGTGGCCTTCATGGCAGTGACCACCTGCTTCACCGTGACGATGCTGGTACCAGCAGCTGTGGTGAAGAGGATTGCGGGTACGAACGGAGACACGCTGTATACGCCCCAATGGTGCAGGTAGTAGTTCATTCCCAGCGTCTTCGGGTTGTACTGGGACGTCGTGGTGTACACCGTGTCCTTGCACATGAAGAAGTCCTCGGTCGTGAGGAGCGCAACGGCGTCCGGGATGGGAAACTCGTCAACAGTTATCTGGCGGTAGCTCAGGCTCGCCTTGTCGAGTTGGAACACGCCGGCAAGTGTGTCCACGTCCACTGACGCCTCCACCTCGGGTGTGGTGAACAGCACGAGTTCGCTTGGACTCACGAACACGGGAATGTCGGTGAGCTTCCCCGCGTTGTACAGCGTGTTTGGAAACTTGAGCTTCTTCGCGTACATTCTGGCGGCCTTCAGGAACTCCTTGCCAGTCTTCTCGTCTGACGGCGCTCCCGTCAGGTGATGCTTGAAGAAACCCCAGTTATGTTCGTAATGTGCGATGAGTTGCAGCATTATCTTGTACTCATCGTTCTCGTCTGCGTTGATAGGCGACTGCAACAGCGCTGCAACGAGCCGATTCAGCCCGTAGTCGTTGGTGAACGCCGTGCGAAGCTCAACGTCGTTTATCGTGATATCGTAATGGTCACGCCTATTCTGGGAATGGTACCACGTCGCCACCTCAGGACGCGCCATCTTGAACACGTCCTCAGCGTCATCCACGTACGAGTGTGCGCGAATCCACTTCGGTACTATCTCCTGAATCGTGTCGCCGTACATGAGCTTGCTTCCTTTGAAGACGCGAAGCGGGTTCTTGTACGCCTGCTGCTTGACCTCCGTGTATCCGATTCGCATGATGAGCGAGTCAATGAACTGATTCCAGTAGTTGTTGTTCATCGGTTCGAACAGCGCCCTCATGGTGGCGTCTATGCTGGTTTGTGTGGGTTGGGGGATTCGCTGCTGGTAGTCGTTCGTCCCGTTCAGCCATATCTTGTTCAGAATGGTGGCATTGTCAGTTGCCATGTATTGTTACCTTCCTTATCCTAGTCCGTTATGCGTAGGTCTAGCGTGTCAAATGACGGATCGTTGAATGCCTTCACACCGTCATCGTCCGATGGGTCCGTTTCGTTGGTGTCTATAACGGCGCCAGACTGTAGCAGAACTGACTGTGCGTCAGTGACCTTCTGCAACGAGCCAGTCAGGCGCTGAATCATGTCCTCGATACCATCCAGTCGCGAGTTTATCGACTTGGTGTCTAGCGTTGGTTCCGTTACCGAGCTGTCACCTCCCGCGTCATTAGGTGTGTTAGTTCCACTAGCGTCTTCATTTCCACCGGTAGGTTCCGTCGCGCCCTTCTCGTTATCCTCGTTGTCAGCCATAGTCATGTCTCCCTTCCTCAACGCGTCTAAAAGAAATGTGGCCATGGCAACCGTTATACGGTGCCATGGTCACATTATACGTCAGACGAACGTTCCGCGCAATCGGTTGAAAGCGATGACAGGTCTACCCGCGCGTGCGCGAAACCCAATTCGTGTCATTCGCACTGCGCGTACTCACGTCATGCGCGGCGTCACCCGACTACCTATATGATAGCACTACTTCCTTTGGTATGCAAAGTGCCTCAGGTACCAATTGGCCTTCTCTAAGTCCTCGTCTCCGCCCTTGTCGTTCGACCTCCATATGTACTTTATCACGTTGCCCTTAATGAAGCCCATCCATTCGGCCTCAGTCAGCGCTAAGCGTATGACGTCTATGCACTCTACCCCACCATGCATGTAATGCTCAGGACTCTCCACGTTCCTGTTCACGTCAGACATTACCTATCACACTCCCTGTCCACTCCCTGGTAAACTCGTCTTTCCACTCGTCGTATATCGGCTGCTCCTCTATCCATGCCCTGTCGATACCGTGCCAGTGGTATCCTAGCGAGTCGGCCTCGCCGTAGCCAGTCATGAGCAGATATTTCATGGCTTCCTCAGAATCGCTGAAACATGCGAGCGGTATGCCAAGTCTGTTTCTATCGTACTCCCTGCAATCGTCGTGCATCACTATATATGCGTAGCCAACTATCATGTAACCAATTCCTCCCTATCGTATCCCGAACAACCTCAACACCTCGCCGAACGCCATCATTATGTTCTCGCTCTGGTACCTGAGCAGCGAATACGTGTACATGTCCCTAACATAACCCATCGTCACGCCTAAGTTCGTAGCGGCGACGTAGTTTATAGTCATGTCATCACGCGTCAGCGAGTACACTGGCTTTCCCGTGTTGTTGGGTATGCTGTCCGTGACGTAGTAGTAACCCTCCCTCTGGTCGTACCATATGCCGAACCTCTCACCGACGTAGACTATACCAAAGGAGAACTTCGCGTTCTTGGTCTTTGGACTCACGAACGACGTGTCCGCGTGAACGAACAAGTTCCTGCTTGCCACCATTCCAGCTTCCGTGTTTGCCATCATCCTTCCTGCCACCGTTCCACGCGCCTTCTCGGCTGCGTATGAGCCAGGGTCCACGTAGTGCAGAAGGAACGTCTTGTTGGCGTACCACCTGTAGCCGTACCTCAAGTCAGCGGTGACGTGATAAGCAGCGAAGTACGGATTCGCCAGGTCACACGCGTTACCTAGCAGATAGACTCGCGGCCGTATGCCATCGGTGTCGGCACGCTCGCGCGACACGGTGTCAACGAGCTTCGCCAGAGTCCCGTACTCACCTGGCAGGTACTTGTGGTACCTGTCGGCACGCTCCAATATGGCCTCGTCGAATATCATCCTGCGAACACCGTTGAATGTTACCATCTTCTTTATCTGACCGTCGCTGAGTGCCACGAAGTAACCAGCCTTCCTCCACATCGGCTTCTTGCCCTCACTCTCAGGCTTCTTCGCTATCCAAGCGTATCTTGAATCTGTCTTGAACACGTATCCGTCGAACTCGCTCATCGTCGCAAGCCTGTCATAATAACCGTCAGATACTACACTCAGTGAGTTCTTGAATCGTACGACCTCACAAAAACGTGAGCCGTCACGAATGAAGTCGCGTATGCACTGCATTCTTAGTCCGAACGTCTTGCCTATGCCACGTGCGCCTATCACCATGGTGACGTCGGCATCATACGATAACGTTCTCTCCCAACCGTAGTATCTTGACTTAGCTTTCATAGCACAGTAATCGTCCTTATCGAGAAGAAGCCACTGAAATAATACGAGTACCTGCATCTTGACTTGTCGCCATAGAATATCCTGTCATTGATGCACTTCCAGTCATACGAGCCAAGCGTGCGAGCTATGCCGTCCTTGTCTAGCTTCCTGCATTGCGTGTTGTCCAGGCACCACTCGGCTGCCTCCTCGAACGTGGGAAAGACCTCGTAATCACATACGTCGTTGAACTTCTCCGTCCTTATCTCACCTACGTACAGCCTTATCCCATGACCGTTCTCGTCACCTGGCTTGAACCGACTCAGCTCGTATTTCCTCGCCTCGTCTAGTGACAACCTCTTTATTGCGATATCATCGTCGTTCGTCAACAGCCCGTTCCAATCAAAGTACTCGCTCATAGCTCAATCCTCCTCACCGCAAAGTATCCCCACAGAAAGAAATCCATCTTACACCTGTCATCCGAATAGAAGTCAACGTTACCATACCTGTTCTTGTCGTACGCAGCCAATGACCTAGGCTTGCCGTCAACTGCCCTGGTCCTGAAGTTGGCGTGCTCCATGCACCAATCCAGCGCGTCCTTGCGCGTCTCGAACAGCTTGTACGTTAGTATGTGACTCTCATGCATATCCAATATCTCCCCAGCGTACAATGTCATGCCTTCACCTCCATTATCTCATGTATGTCCCCGTCATCGGAGTCAACGGTGACGGTTATGCTCCCGCCGTCATACCGTATGTACCTGTAGGCGTCAGCCATACTCCTACCATACGAGTCGTACAGATACGCCACGCTTGAGCCGTTCGTGGCCTTGTCCGTGTCACCCAGCAACCTGCCAGTCTCGTACAGCGCCTTTGATTGGTGCGCCGTGACGTGACGCGTCGCGCCAGTGTAGTCCGTCACGTCTGAGTCGTACATGTCTGTAGCCCGTGGTTGGAAGCCCTCCAGCGTGTGCGAAATCGAGTTCGTGACGTATGTGTTATAGCCTAGCGTGTTCTTCAGTACGTATTCTATCGGGTACTTCTTCGCGAGCAAGTCTATCACCTTCTCTATGTTCATCTTGTCTACGGGACGCGGGAGTCCTGCCGCCGTCACGTGCGCCTTGCCATCCCAACTCACGCGACACTTGTTCCACAGCTCCACGTGGTGCGTATAGTGGTGTCCCCTATTCTCTATGTCGAAACCTCCTATCCCGCGCAGCGATGAGGCCCTGTCAGGGTACGTCGCTCGTACTCGCATCATCGTCCTCCTTATGGCCTCCTCGCTTGCATCAGCTATCGGTCGCAACGCATCGTCCAACATGTCATCGATCACCGAGTCATCGCAGCTCACCTTCATTGAGTCCGTGTCACCTCCCAATATCCGTACCCTGTCACCTAGCGCGTTCGCCAACAGCTCCATTGAGATTACCATGTGCATACGCGAGCCGCCGACTATGCGAAGCCCGTACGTGTACAGGACGCGTAACGTGGTCTGCTGTTCTGTCTTATCCACGTAGTTCTCGGGTGTCGTCCTCGTCGCGTCATCCACGACTAGCTCACCGTTTACGCACGTGTACGACGGTTTCAGCGTGTCCTGTGCCTGCGTACCGTATATGCCGTTGAACATGCCCTTCACGGTTCCCGTGTACCAGCTCTCCAGGAACGACTCGTCACACGTGCCATCTCGTAACGCGTCAGCTATTCCGTCTGGCACTCCATTCAGATTGTATGGATAGGGCGTTCCCTGCCTGTAGTGCTTGCAGATGAACTTTGCCCTGCTCTTCATTTCGAACAGCTCGTTACTCTGTATGGTCACGAAATCGGGTGGTATGCGAAACTTACCAGTCACCTCACCACAGAGTGGCTCCATTTCGTCCCACTCGTATACGCGACTGACACACCAAAGCTCAAGCTCCGATAAGTTCAGGACACATGACTTAGATGAGTACATCTTTCCGAACGCCACTGTGCCGTCCTCCATAAAGTCGTGCCAGTTATGGCTCCTTACCTCGTTTTCCTGGTCTATGGCCCTTGGGTCAAGCCCCACGTCGTTGCCAGGCTTCTTCTCGTGCTTGAACTTGCTCGTGCTGAGCAGGCCTATTCCCATCTTCTCGAACACGCTTCCACTTCGTAGGCGTATGTTGGTGAACCTTATGCGTGCGTGTATCGCGTTCTCGAACGGTTTCTCGTAATGTTCTAGCACATGACTTAGTGATGTGTTTATTATCTGGTCACATATTATTTTTAACTCAATCTCGTTTGCTATCGAGAAGTCCTCAGGTAGCAGCCTTCCGTTGATGAACGTGTGGTGCATGCTGGTAACGTCAAGTGACACGACGTTGTGAACCACCTCTCCCGCCGTAACCGCCGACGTGAATGTGAAGCCTCCTCGAAAGCATGCCTTGCGTAGCGCGTAGGTGCCGTAGTCATCCGGACGCTGACGTATGCAGCGCATGATGAACGCCTTGTCAAGCGACAACCTCTTGCCGTCGCTCTTGCCCACGAATATGGTTCCGATGTTACGACGTGCCATCTGGCGCACTATGGAGGTCTTCGTTATCACGCGGTTTCCCAAGTCCTCCTGTTTCAACCACTCGTTGGCCCTGAGCAGGTATCGCAGGTACATAGGTATCACCTGTGTGTCCCTGCCCGCATAGAAGAGCTCATCGTCAGTCAGTGGCGTCTCTGGCGTCCTTATAAGCGAGTAGTCCCAGTCACCGACTGCCTTGGGCAGTCCTGCGGTCCTTCCCATTGCCGCCAGTCCGCGCATTTCCAAGTGATACGTATCCCAGAAACGCAGGAGCATGTTGTCTGTGTCTTGCTCGTAAAGGTCCAACGTGTACACGTTGGTGCTTGACTGTGCGTTAACGCGAATGTCGTACGCTAGGCTCAGCAACTCCATGAGCGGTTGTAGGTCGAACATTAGGTTATACGCGCAGATGATGGGAATTCGATTGTCCATTTGGCCAATCTGAATGTACTCCGCTATGCGTTCCATCATCTCTTCCTCGTGGCGATAGAATCGTATGTCATCGTCATCGGGTTCATAATTCTTGAGGTCAACGTTCAACAGGCAGTTGTCTATGAACAGGACTGGGAACGCGCGTGCTGTTGTCTTTCCGTTAGCGTGAGTCACTATGTTTGTTGTCTCCGTATCGTAGGAGCACACAATCTCGAACTTACGCCGCTTCATGAGTGCGTCTCTACATAGGTGCTTCAACAGGGATATAATTAACCTGCGCGTTATGCCTCGAATTTGGTGAAATGATGTAGTCATCCTCATTGTCGCTCAACACCTCGTATGCCCAACGTCTCTGCTCGTTCGTGTACATGCTAGGGGATTGTATTATTTCTCGCGCTCTCTCAAGCTCCTGAACCTTGCCGTCGTTGACTATCTTGTCAAACAGGTCCGCCAGGTTGCGCTCGCCGTAGGCCTCCAATATGGCCTCGTTTCGCTTGTTCGTGGGTACGTCATCTCGGTTCCACGCGCTCATCGTCTCCTTGTAGAAGAGCTGCACCTCGCGCTTGGTGTACATACCACCGTGGCCGGCGCGACGTATCTCAATCTCCGTGGCCTTGTTTTGCATCCTATTGGATTGGACATAGCTGTCACTTGCCTTGTTGACTGAGCGCAGGTATTTCATTGCGTGCTCAGCCTCAAGCTTCGTGCGCTGTATCTTCTTGCCAGTCTCCTTTGAGTACGTGCGGGTAGCATCTATCGCGTTCTGTAGGTTCGAGATACGACGCTCAAGTAGCTTACGCGCTCCCTCTGATTTGGTCTTCGCAAGAGATTTTTGCATCGAGTTTATGCGTCTCTGTGCCTTGCGGCGCTCGTTGCGCAGGTCGTTGTAGCGACGTGTGTTCTTGCGCGGAGTTCTCTTCGTTGTCTTTGTCTGTGTCTTCTTGTTTAGCCTGCTGTTCTTAGATTTGGTCATTTGGTGTCACCTCCAATCGGTTGATATGAAAGCGGAGCGGTTGTGATGGTGTCTTATCCGCTCCGCCTGTTTGGTTCCTTTTGTTGTGTTTTACTCGGGTACGATTGTCTTCAACGTGTTGCCATTGGTGAGCAGTTGCGAGATGCACTTCACGTCCACGGACTCGCCGTTACGCATATCCTTCCCCCACAGTGCGACGATTACCTTCAGTGAGCGCGTAACTCCGTCAGACTGGCTGAAGAGAACGCGTCCGTCTGCCAGTGCGAGGTAGTTGTTCGTGCAAGGCGTGTTGCTCACCGCACGAGTGCCAGGAGTCGTGATGACTCCTGCAAGCGTGAGTGTCTTGTCCATTTCGTTTTTCAGAGGAGTACTGCCGTTGAGCGCCTTCGCTATTGCGAGTTTCCCACCCTGAGTTGACGCGTCAAGTGTGCAGATGTATCCATCTGGAATACTGAACGCCATGTTGTTGTCCTCGGATGCTACCTGAATCTCGTTGTTCTCTAGCATGGTTTAATTTCCCTTCTCGGTGACTGTTACTTTGTCCGCATTCTTTACGAACGTATCGATTGGCATTGAGTAGTAACGTATGTCCTTGCTTATTTTTTGCACGAGTAGACGCTTCACTTTTAGCTTCTTCTTGCACGCATTGGTCGCTCGTGTCTCGTTTGAGTAATCGCCTGCAAGGACAACAGTCTTCTTCTCTGTGTTGTTGTCCTTGTTCACGATGATGCACTCACACGTCGTTCTCACGACGTTCCTGCCAATGCGAGTTGACATTCCCATATTTGACTTTTCACCTCACTTATGCTATCGTCTTTATTTGAGCTTACTTGTATGCAGCGCTGTCTGGTTTGTCCTCCTCTCTCGTGCGCTGTTATGTAGTATAGCACAACGGAAACGTAGCTTATTCGAGAAATATTTATTTGTGTTG